AATTCGCCTGACGGATCCCGGATCCGGTTACACCCAAACGCCTTCCGTTACAATCAACGGAGACGGAACAGGAGCCACTGCAACTGTTAGGAGTGTCAAGGGCGAAGAGTCTGTGCAAATGGGTGTCACGACTTCCGACGACGGAACCATCCCAACCAAGTTCAAGTTCCATGCCCCTGTTTATCTGCAGGCAAACACTTGGTACGCTTGGGTTGCTAAGGCCCCAACTTCACTCAATTACACCATCTGGACCGCTAAGATGGGTGAAAACCTGGTTGGAACTGAGACCCGTGTTGTCAAACAACCAACCATGGGTTCTATCTTCAAGTCACAGAACGGTGGATTGTGGACAGATGACCAAACTCAGGATGCTGCCTTCAACCTCCGTCGGGCTTCCTTCGAGACTGAAAACCCCGGTGTTGTCACTCTCCAGAACGCCCCCATCGATGATAAGCTCCTGGGCATCGACCCAATCGAAACCAACTCTAATGGTAGTGACACGAGTTCCGACATCTTCGGCGATAACCCACAAGTTATCCGAGTTTACCACTTCAAACACGGTTTCGTTGCCGGCGACCTGGTGAAACTTAGTGGGGTCGTCAACGACCCAGGTGGTATTCCTAACGCCGAAATCAACACTCTCCACACGGTTCTGGACGCTGACTTCGATACCTTTACTGTTAAGGTAACTACCGAGGCAACCAGTAGTGTTAAGGCAGGTGGTCCTAACGCCTACTGTTCTTACACCCGTCCTTACGAAGTTCTGGACATCTACACCGGTGCTATGAACTTTGCTGTTACTGGCCTTACTGCCTATGCGCGTTCCATTCAGGCTGCTGGTATTACTGGATACAACGCCACGAATGCCTACCGTAAGAACGACTACAACCCAATTACTCTGGCAGAAAGTTTCTATTATAATGGCTCTCAACAGGTTGCCGATATTATCAACGAAGCCAACAACACTGGTAAGTTGGGTGGAGAAAGGTCACTCGAAACGGCAATTGTTCTCTCGACTGCTTCCGATTTGATGTCTCCTGTATTGGATATCACTAGGACGAACGCCAACCTGGTTCATAACCTGATTGACAATCCCGTCCCAACTGATGATATCTTCGGTGTCAGTACTAGAACAATTACCTTCGATGGTAGTATCTCTGGAACGGCATTAGAAGTTGGAGACCTGATGGAATTCACACAGGGAACCACGACGACTAATGTGACCGTCCGTGCACTGGATACAGGTTCTAATAAGATTACCGTCTCCGGTCAGTTTGCTAACCTCCTGACGAGCACTTCTACCTTCACGGACACAACTCTGTCCGGACTGAGTGTCACCAGAGTCAGTGACGGAACGACCGGAAGTTTCTACCCAGAAACTTCACCAGTCGGAACAACCTTCTCGAAGTTTATCTCTCGTCTCTATGTCTTCGAAAACCCCTGTGACGGAATTGAACTGAAACTGGCGGCTATCTTCTACGACACCTCCAGCATCAAGGTTTATTACAGACCCAGGAACATTGGTTTCGACGGAGAACTGGGTGACTTGAACTGGGTACCCTTCAACGGAACCGGACTTCCCAACCAAGTTGAAAAGATTAAGGCACGTTCCTCCGAGAATGTCAACCCAACTCTTATCCCAGACGAAGATTGGCAGTCACTTTCCTTCTCGGTTCAGGACATTCCTAAGTTCGACGCAGTTGCTATCAAGATCGTTATGTCAGCGGACAACCCAGCCCAGGCCCCACTGATCGACGACCTCCAGATGATCTGCTCCGAATAAACACCAAGGCCCCACACCGGGGCCTTTTTTATTACCTAAATAACAGAAAGGTTATTGTTTATGAAACGGAGAGTTGAGGGCCATCCCGAACTAACCAAGGACATTGATAGTGGTGTCATTGACATCCACGAAAGTAATGACCGTGCTCGCTACCGCATTGCCAAGCAGCATTCTCGAATGGTGCAAGACTCTCACGCAGAGATCTCCGAACTGAAAGAAGAGCTCCAAGAGCTCTCCGGTCTGAAGGAAGAGATGAATGAAATCAAAGACCTCCTCAAGAAATTACTGAGCAACTGAAATGGCACTCAATTTCCCCAGCGACACTTCTAACCCTTACGTCGATCCTTCGTCGGGTCTGAAGTACATTTACAATGCAAGCATTGGTGCGTGGGAAGCTGCCATTCAGCCCCCCGCAATTGTCTCACCAACCCAACCCGACATCACTATTGAGGGTTTCTTCTGGTGGGACTCCATCAATAACCTTCTTTACGTCTATGAGACCGGTCAGTGGGTCGCAGCGGGCGGTGGAGCTGGTGGTGGCTCTACTAGTGTAACCGTCGGTACCTCGGCTCCAGGGAGCCCCACAGGGGGCGATCTGTGGTGGGACGACGTGTCTGGTCGTCTTTACATTTATTACACTGACGTCGATTCCTCACAGTGGATGGACGCTTCACCAAACCTTGCAGGTTCTAACGGTGGTGGTGTTGTTGCTGGTGACAGTGCTCCGGCCAACGCAGTGGAAGGTGACCTCTGGTACAACACCCTGAACGACACTCTGAACATTTACCACGACAACGTCTGGGAGACCACCCAGAACACGGTTGCTGGCGTCGCTTCTGTTGCTGGCACCACCCCAATAACCATCGGTGGAACGGCCTCAGACCCCGTTGTGGGCGTCTCTAACGCCACTAACAGCACGGTTGGGGTTATTCGTGTTGCCACCCAAGCGGAGGCCGACGCAGGGACCTCCACGGTGGCTGCACTGACCCCAGGCACACTGACAAACGGAATTGACAATTACCTCCCAGCTGCTTCGGACACAGTCGCTGGCGTTGTTGAGTTGGCAACTTCGTCTGAGATTATCGCAGGAACAGACAACACCAAGGCAATGACCCCCTTGGCTTACTCCACCTCAATTAACAGTCTCGGAATTGGCAACCCAGCCGGAACTGTTATTACTTTTGCTGGCGCCTCTGCACCAACTGGTTACTTGGAGTGTTCCGGTCAGCAGGTCGATCGTGTCACTTACGCTGACTTGTTTGCTGCAATTGGCACAGTTTATGGTGTCGGTGACGGAACAACGACGTTCAACCTCCCCGACCTCCGTGGTGAGTTCGTTCGTGGTTGGGACGACGGTCGTGGAATTGACTCCGGTCGTGCCTTCGGTTCCACCCAGAACTCCGCCAACCTGGCACACACTCACGACATCACTGACCCCGGTCACCAACACAACGCAAACCTTACCGACGACACTCGTAACGTGGCTGACGGTGGTGTTACTGGTGGTAACGTCCCAACAACTGCTGTTGTGGATAACGCAGTGACTGGAATTACCATCAACAGTGCCGGTGGAAGTGAGGCAAGACCTCGCAACATCGCTCTGCTTTATTGCATCAAGTTCTAATAAATAAAAGAAAGAGGCTGTAACCATGGCAATCGACATGCCAAATTCCCCCACTCTGGGGCAGATTTACTTGGCACCGAATGGAATCAATTATGAGTGGGACGGAGTGAAGTGGGTCACTTATGTCGACCCCTCCCTGACAGGTAATGTTTGGGGGCGCGATAACGCAACAACTTCCCTGTTCCCAGTCAATGACGGAGACAGTGTTGTTGTAAAGAACACAGGCGGAACCACAACCATCACTCTCGATGAGAATGGATCGATCACTGCCTTGGAGTACAACATTGACACCTTACCCGCACTTCCCTGACGATCATGGCAGCACTTCACCAACTCAATCTTCAGATGTCTGCTGGAACTTCGTTCTCGCAGACTTTTAGTGTCACTGAACCTGACGGTTCCCCGACTGACATCACCGATTACACCTTTTATGCCAAACTGGCAAAACACGAGAGTGCGATCAACGCGGAGGAATCGACCTCGTCTTCTCCTGTTTGGAGAAACGTTCCCTTTACAACAGCCATCACCGATGCAACTGGTGGTAAGTACTCCATCTCCATGGACTCTGCTGTCAATGTGAAGTTGGAAGAAGGTAAGTACGTTTTTAGCATTGTTATGGAAGACACCAGTTCAGTGAGGACCGAAATCCTTGCTGGACTTGTGTTCGTCGATCGTGGATTCGGTTACACCGGAGACTTCGGAACCATCGACAGCAATTACCCATAATTATTCTAATAAATAACTAAAACGAGGGTTTATCAACAATGGCTGATATCAATATCAGTGAACTTCCACTAATTAGTCTGGCGACTAACGATGACGTCTTTATCATTAACGACGCCAACGCCACCACCAGTCAAATTACTTGGAGTCAACTGCAAAACTCCATCCAGAACCTGACTGGACAGGTTACGTTCAGTCAAGGTTCCGCTGCTGAACCTTCAATTACCTTCACTGGTGATCTAAACCTTGGTGTCTTTAGTCCTGGTTTAGACACGCTGGCGTTCACCACGAACGGCAGCGAGCGCATGCGCATTGACCCGTCAGGTAACGTTGCGATTGGTCTGAGTGCCCCCTCGAACTTCAGCACCAACGCTTACAACCTGGTTGTCGGTAACACCGCCTCGTCCGACAACGGCATCACCATTGTTTCTTCGACTGTCGACACCGGCAATCTTTATTTCGCCGACGGAACCGGAACTGGTTCTGAAGACGCTGGTCAGATTACTTACGACCACAGCGACAACCACCTGCACTTCTCCACTGTTGCCAGTGAGAGGATGAGAATCAATGCCGTCGGTAATGTCGGCATCGGAACAAGTGCAATCAAGAGCAACCTTCACGTTCGTGGTGGTGACTCCGGAATTACGGCCACTCCCTCGGGTCAGTCCGGAAT